GATGAATGCAAGAGCTTTAATTGTCGGAAACAGTAGCTTAAACATTATCCCCTTGTGTAGGATAGACGCAGTTATATATGAAATATACGAAGTAATAATATAGAAGATAAGGGTGAAAGTAAGCGATGTAACTAGGAGTATCATGGCTTCACACCCTCTTCACTTTATTAATCCCTATTAATATAAGACTTTACAGTGTATTTTTTCGATAATCCTCTATATTAAAGGTATAAATTATTTTCTCAAGTGGGGGTTATCGAAAATGAAGAAATATAGTAAACATGTGTACCTGAAAGTTATGTTAATTCTCTTAGCAGAAGCTCTTGCCATTGCGATTACAGATTTCGCAGTAAAATACGGTATGCCGATTGAACACACAACACTATCCTACGTTGTATGTGGTGCTCTATTAGCTTTTATCGTGGTTGGCTCATACGACTATATCATTCGCAAAGGGGAACAGAGAGCACAACAGGAGCGTCAGAGTTTGGTCAATATTATGATGCTTCGATATAGTCCGAAGGGCAGAGACCATAGACCATAATTCAGAAAAGGTAGGTGCTTAGAATGTTTGGATTTACAGAGCAGGAATTGGAACGTTACAAGGATTTAGTACAGACGTATGCAATTAGAGACTTAGCGGCCGATATTGTACACGGTGCAGGGTTAATCGTAGAGCTGGTGGAGAAGGACGGTAAGTACTACCCAGTGACTTCCTCATTTAAAACGCTCGTCACAGACATCGAGATTGTGCTTACGGTGAATGCACTACATATGGCTTACGACTACGCTCATCTCCAAGACGACATCGAGAAAACAGAAGAGGACATCATCAAGTATCTTCACGATAAGTACGAAACAAAAGTAATCAACCAATTCATTCGTTATGGGATCGTAACTTCTGCCAATGTAGCCGAGACGGTTGTAATGGAAATTATTCTAGAGCTACCTTACCTGTACAGTCTAGCCTTTAAGGACAAAGAATCATTCGATGGGGATGCCTTCATAGAAGAACGTCTCTACGCTTATGACGAGTACATAGAGAATATGGGTGCAGAAGAAGAGGATGATGATGATGACGAGGACGAGGAAGATGAGGAGTAATGGTAACAAAAAGAGAAGTGGTAGAAAAGAGGAAGAAGCTAGTTAGCCTAGCGAAGAAAAAGGTCTCATTTAAGAAAGGTGACAAGAGGGTCTACAGTCCGAAGATATGCGTAGTCTGTGGCCGCCCTCTATCTTCTCTGATTATTAATGAGAACAAATACATAATTATACAGGCTCATACGAGATACCACGTAAATGACCTATTTATCGTGGACGCATGTACAGACATAACCTCATGCTACAGAACATTAAAACAGAAAGGGGAGTTGGAAGAGGATGTCGATGTCAAACAATATCAAGCAAGGCGTGAAGAAGAAAAAGGAAGACTTCTCAAGTGAACAAGAATTACGTGAGTTAATTAACTCTGCGGCATCAAAATCTCTTAAACTATTTATCCAACGAATGGAATCGGGGGAAATTCCAATTGATAACATTTCCGACTTCATTCGTGTAATCGGAGCGTACAAAGAGATTAACGGTATCACAGAAGTTATGGATGGTCAAGGTAACACAGGTATGCTTCCTGAAATCAATATGCGTCAAGATAAAGTATTAAAGGATCAGATTCAGGAAGGTAAGATTGCTGCCGATGAGGAAGGTCGTATGGACGTTATGGACATGTCCGTAGACGATATGGCAGACCTAATCCGAAAACTAGATACCGCACAGAACGCAGAAAACGAGGGTGCATTCTAATGAATAATTTTGATGGAAAAATGCTTGCAAACGTTGCAAGACAAACATTCGGTCGTACAGACCTAACGAAGGAAGAACTAGCATACGTACTGACGATGTTGAACTGTTCTTCTTACTTGCTGAAACATCACAGGGTTAAGAACCATCCAATTACCTTCCACATCGGAGGAATGGATTCTTCAAAGGCACAGGCTCACCGTCCGTGGCAGATTGAGATGATTAACGATACACACCCTGATAAAGCAGTAATCAAGTCCCGTCAGTTAGGGCTATCAGAGATTGGCGTAGGGGAGATGATTCACTTCGCAGACCAACACTCCTATGCAGGTGTTAAGTGCCTTTATACGTTCCCTACGAACCGTCAGATGAAAGATTTCGTATCAACACGTATTAACCCGTTACTAGAAGCAGGATACTACTCTACGATTTCCGATCCGAAAGTGGATTCCTTGGAGAAGAAAAAGATTCGTAACAGTTTCATTCTGTTCCGTTCATCTTCTAAAGGAGCAGCCGTAGAGGGTGTGGATATCGACTTCTTATCACTGGATGAGTATGACCGTGTAACTGCAAGTGCCGAGATTTCAGCGATGGAATCTATGTCGTCTTCACAATTTAAAATTTTACGAAGATGGTCAACACCTACAGTACCTGATTACGGTATTCACGCATTGTACAACCAATCAGACCAACGAGTGTACATGCACAAATGTGACAAGTGTGGAATGAGACAACAACTAGATTACGAGAAGAATATCGAGTGTACGGACGAAGCAGGAGTAGATGTACTAGCTAAAACTGTAAAAGACGGAACATTCAGATTTATTTGCTCTAACTGTGGTGCATTGCTAGATAGATGGTATAATGGATCATGGGTAGCCGCATATCCGACACGTACGGAAAACAACCAAGGTACTCGTGGATACCTAATCACACAGATGAATGCAGTATGGGTTAGTGCCGATGAGCTAAAACGTAAAGAGCTTAAAGCAAAATCGAAACAGCATTTCTACAACTACGTTTTAGGATTCCCGTACCAGGACGTAGCGTTAGCGGTCCAAGACAATGACGTAATGGGTAATAAGCGTGAGCACTTACGTGAACCATTATTTAACCGAGGAGATTACCGATTCATTTCAGTAGGTATCGACTGGGGGAACCGTCATTGGGTTACAGTCCGTGGATTCCGAGATAACGGTATGATTGATATGATTCGTATATTCTCTGTAGAGCGTGCTCGTGGGGTAGCTAATATCGAAGCCGACTTAGAGAACATCATCAATCAGTTAATCCCGTACAATCCCGATATCATCTGTGCCGACATCGGTGACAGTGGTAACTATGTTGAGAAACTTATCCAACACTTCGGAGTAGGACGAGTATACGGTGTGAAAGTAAACCCTAACCCCCGTTCAACTGGTCAGATTCAACCTTCATGGTCTGAAAGCCAATCACGAGTTACAGTGGACAAGCTTACACAAAACAAACGTCACATTGCCGATATGAAGATGGGCCGCTTAGGATTCTACCAACAAACAGATAGAGACCTAGAGTTATACCTACACCACTGGAAGAACGTAGTTATCCGAGACGAGGAAGATGAGAAGACTGGTGAAGTTTATCAGATTATCACGGATCGTGGAGATGACCACTACGCACAATCATCGGTGTATAGTATGGTCGGAATGGAGCACGTACTAGAGCCGTACATCACACTAACACAGGAGAACGCATTTGCGTATACGACTGTAGATAGTATGGCACCAGCAGTTACAGATATTTTCGCTAAAGGTTACTAGATTTACCATCCCAACCGTTATATTAATGGTGGGTATTGACTACATAACAAAGGAGAGGAATTAGTATGGGAACTTATAACGTACACGGAGGGCACAATGGCATCGTCCAGGGAGCTAACTACGGAAATCGTAAAGAGCACATCATGGACCGCCAAGTAAAAGACGCTTTAATCAGCAAGCTTCGTAGTCTAGGACATACAGTATACGATTGCACAGATGAAACAGGCTCTACACAGTCTGCTAACCTACGTAACATCGTAGCTAAATGTAACGCTCACCGAGTAGACTTAGACATCTCGTTGCACTTAAACGCATTCAACGGTTCTGCTAACGGGGTTGAGGTTTGCTACTACGACCAACAAGCTCTAGCTGCTAAAGTTTCTAAACAACTGTCTGATGACATTGGCTGGTCTAACCGTGGAGCTAAAGTACGTACAGACCTTTACGTGTTAAACACTACTAGCGCACCTGCTATCTTAATCGAATTAGGATTCATCGACAACGAGAGCGACATGGCTAAGTGGAACGTAGATAAAATCGCAGATTCTATCTGCTACGCTATCACAGGTCAACGTACAGGTTCAGGTGGAAACACAGGTGGAGGTTCTACTGGTGGGAGCACTGGTGGAGGTGGATACGACTCTAGTTGGTTCACACCACAAAACGGTGTATTCACAGCTAATACTACAATCAAAGTTAGAAGTGAGCCAAGTGTAAACGCTGAACACATTCGAACTTTAGAAAGTGGAAAATCGTACACATACAGTTCATTCGGAATGGAGAGAGACGGTTACGTTTGGATCAAAGGCGTAGATGGTACATACCTTGCGACTGGTGAAACTCGTGATGGTAAACGTATCTCTTACTGGGGAACATTCCAGTAATTACACAGAAGCCGACTCTAAATAGGGTCGGTTTTCTTTTTTAAGAAATAGGAAAGGAAGATGACAATGGATAATAATATGCCAATGATCCGTAATGGTGTATACCAAAACAACCCTGACGTACTAGGGAAGATTGGTGAGCTAGACTTAGCAATTAAAGAGTTGGGCGCAGGAAATACAGGAGACTACGCAACAAAAGAAGATATCCAAGGTATGGTTAAGCAGGTTAACAGTACTAACCCTGACACAAATGGTAACGTAACACTAACTGGTCTTGTTAAGAAGGTTAATAATACTGTTCCCGATGCGAATGGTAACGTTACAATAACAATCCCGAGTACCGCAGGAATGGTAAAATCAGTTAACAGTAACTTACCTGACGCAAATGGAAACGTAACAATTACTATCCCTAGTACAGCAGGATTCGTGAAGAAAGTAAACAACGTGGCTCCTGACGCAAACGGTAACGTTACAATCAACCTATTCCCTTCAGGAACGACTACACAACGTCCTTCGACTGGTACGGTAGCAGGTCAATACTTCTTCGATACAACATTGAATAAACCATTATACCGTAACGCAACTAACAACGGTTGGGTAGATGGAACAGGCGCACCTGTAACGTGAGTAGCAATTGCTACTCTTTTTTTTGTTTATAAGACCCAGTAACTAGTGTGAATATGTTATAATAAATACAGGTGGTGATATAGGTGAAGAGAGAGAAGTACAAGCTATCTCCCGATGCAACTCGTGAGTTGATGATGCGTTTGGCTAAGAGGGCACAAGAGTTAGGTGTTGAATTAGATAGAGCAGCTTTACTGGACATTACGAAGAAAGAAGACTACAATGGGGAACCTCTTTTTACACCGAACAAGGAGGGTAGTTAATGTTATCGTACATACTTATCGGTATTGTGTTGTATCTATTGATTGGTGTTGGTCTACTGATTTATGCAGTAACAACGTCTAACTGGGGTGGGTTAATCCTACATTTTTGGTACCTAGTCATACTATTGTACCCTTATCTAATCGTAAGGAGTTTAATAGAGGGGATTAGGGATCGCTAGAAGCGAGGTAATGCACAATGACGGAAGCAGATCATAATATTACAGTTGCCATATTAGGATTATCAGGGGTACTCCTGTATACGGTAATACTATTCATAGGGTATATAAAGGCAGTCGAACGAGTCCGAGAGGAAGCGGAGACAGAAGAGAACATTAGAATATTGGTAAAAGATATCTTTGAGGAAGTAAAAAATACAATCGAAAGAGGAGAAGATAATATGACAGAAACTAACATGGTGGATAAGCGTAAGCCGTTTGAAGCAGAGAGCAGTCTTTGGGTAGACGGGACAACACAAGGAGGGTTCTTGATGCCACTAATCAAACCTGAAATTAAAAATACGTTGACACTAAAAGACTTAGTTACACGTAAACCTACATACGATAACTATACAGAAGTTGTCGAGTTACTAGCAGAACTCGCTAAAAAGACGTTCACTGACTTCAAGTTCTACATCGCTAAGTCCGATGACGAAACAAAGGACTACAACTTTGTACAGGTTGTTAGCAAATATGAGGATGACCCGTATACACACAAGTTAATCTTCAGTAAAGGTGTAGAATACGGTTTAGATAGTGCAGAGCTTTCTAGACGGTTCGCATACCATGTTTCAGAAGGAAACGTACTACCATTAGGAGAGGGCATGAAAATCCTGTTAGAGGATGGAACAGGTCAATGTCCTACAGGTGTATCACCTATTACAAACGGTCTAGAAGGGACAGAGATTGCGTTCATCTTTGGATTCATCCAAGAGAAGAACTATGATTCATGGAAAGAGAATACGTTCCCTAAAAAGGATGAGGAATAATGGAGACGACTCGTAAGACTCTAACGGCTCAGTTAAAAGATACGGTAGCGTTTTTCAAGGATCGTAAAACGGTAGGGAAAATGAAGACGGAGCACTCTATCTTCATTCCTTCCAAACTCATGCTTGAGAAAGAAGGAGAAACGGCAGAGTTCATCCATGTAGCTCGACACATCGGACGACAACCTGCATGGCGTTGTCCAGTAGCGGCCGAACAAGTTAACATCGTTAAAACCGCAGGTGTAGAGTTCGTATTTAGCTTCCAAACGGATACAGATTATGTCGCTATTATGGACTATATCTCGGACAAGATTTAGAGACTACATTTAGTAGTCTCTTTTTCTTTTAATTTATTGTTGACATATAGAATATGTACAAGCTATACTATAAGTAATCTAGCAGGTAGCATATAACATAGAGCGTTGATATTGACGGAGCTAGAAGACAAGGGGATGGTGTAGCGTGTGGTATAATTAGTGTAAAGGTTGAAAAAATACCTATAGCAAAGGAGAATACATATGTCGTTCTTTGGGATCACTGCAAGAAACGTTGGTCAGAAAGCATTAGCAGAAGCTTGTAAATCACGAGTACCTATTATTATCGGTACAGGTAGAGCAGGAACAGGTAAGTCACTAATTGCACAGGCAGTAGGTTTTGACACAGTTTTTGAGGAGAAAAGATGGAGCACTAGCACAGGAAAGTTCGTTTACACTCGTCTTCAAGTAGATGTAGGTAAAGAAGTTGGTTTCCTACCTGGTGACTTAGGTGAAAAATCTAATCCATACTTCCGACCTTTCTTCGATAACTTAACGTTATTGGATAAAGGAGATTACATGAAGAACTACATAGATAATGGTAAAATCGTTCTCGACCACATTCAAACGATCCGTGGAGGAACATACCATGATACATATTTAGTGGTTGACGAAGCGCAGAACTTAGATAACGCTACGATGACTGCTATCGGTACTCGATTAGCTTTAGGTAGTAAATTAATATTACTAGGAAACTTCGCACAGATTGATGTGGACAAGCTAAAGAACCCTGATAACAACGGATTCTACAAGCT